ACACTTGATAATGCTATTATAATTGTTGATGAATTCCAAAACCTTAACTTTCACGAACTAGATTCTATTATCACTCGTGTTGGTGAAAATACTAGAATTTGTTTCTGTGGTGATGCACGTCAATCTGATCTAACAAAATCAAACGAAAAGAATGGTATTGTAGATTTTCTGGGCATCTTGCGTAAAATGGAATCTTTTGATATAATTGAGTTTGGTGTAGATGACATTGTCCGATCTGGACTTGTTAAAGAATACATTGTTGCAAAAATGGAATCTGGTTTTTGATGTTTAATTATGTTGATGTAGATCTACCTAAACTTGATAGAGAAACTATTGATGGTGTTAGATTCTATAAAGTTCCCGATGAGGAAGAACTCCTTCGATTAGTCTCTATCACTTCGGTGACTAGTCATTATAATAAGGACATCTTTGTAAAGTGGAGAAAGCGAGTTGGTAATGAAGAAGCGGATCGTATCACTAAACGTGCTACAGGACGTGGAACTGATATGCACACGCTTGTAGAGTATTTTCTAAAAAATGAAAAACTTCCCACAGTACGTCCTATCTCTAATTTTCTTTTTAAGATTTCTAAATCAAAATTGAATCTTATAAATAATATTTACGCTCTCGAAGGGTCCCTGTATAGCAAACAACTTGGAATTGCAGGGACAGTAGACTGTATCGCTGAATACGACGGCGAGTTAGCAATAATAGATTTCAAAACATCAGCAAAACCGAAACCACGAGAGTGGATCGATCATTATTTTGTGCAATGTATGGCATATGCTTGTATGTTGTATGAATTGACTGGTATTTCAGTCAAAAAACTTGTAATCATTATGGCTTGTGAAAACGGAGAGTGTGTAGTCTATGAAGAACGAAACAAATCAAAGTACATTAAACTCCTTACCGAGTACATTAGAAAGTTTGTTGGAGATAAACTTGAACTCTATGGAACCTAACAAAGAATTAGAAAAGGCAATCGAGAGTAAATTCTTGACACCTTCAAAATTTGCAATCGAAATAGAATCGATTGTAGCATCAGAAAATCTCAATTATATTGACGCAATAGTTCACTATTGTGAAATTAATGAACTTGAGGTAGACTCTATAACAAAGCTTGTTTCAAAACCATTGAAAGAGCGTTTAAAGTGGGATGCAATTCGTCTCAACTTTATGAAGAAAACATCGAGAGCAAAATTGCCCTTATGATCGTGACACCCTTTGAAACTTACCAACATTATTTGTCACTAAAAAATCATTTTACAAATCCAAAATACGATTTCTTCAAATACGGAGCAAAGACCCGTGCTAGTGTATCCTCTTTTAATAAGAGAAAAGATAAGTACTGGTTTGAGAAAACTTCACGAAAGTATTCTGATGATGAAATTGTAAATTTTTTAGTATCTAATTTTTCAAACGCCGATAACCCACAAAATCTATGGATTGGAGAAATTATCAATTCTGGCGAAAGAGTATACGCAGAGTGGATGAAAAAAAATCAGAGTTTGACATACTTGTTCAAAGAACAAAGCAACGAATTGTTCTTGGAGAACAACTTAGAAACTCTCTTCGACTGCTCCAAGGGTCATCCAAAGATTTTGAAAGAGTTTCTAAGCGGGAGATTGTCCTTAGAAAATTTCGTAATATACAACAAAATATTCCATTTCTCAAAAAATTTCGATAAGAAACTACCTGATCCTGTCTGGGAAACTGTTAGTTTAAAAGTAAAGAAGTATGATCCCTTCATAAATATTAACGTATTCAAATACAAAACAATTCTAAGAAATCTAGTCAATGAGTGATTTTTTTGACTCCGAAATTATTCAGGAGGAACTAAACGAAATTAATAGACTTCAAGAGAAAATCTATGGTTCTCTCTTTGATTTTGGTATGATGTCTAGAGAGAATCGTCTTGAGCATGTCGAAATCCTAACAGACTTGCTAGAAAAGCAAAAAGTGATGTATACTAGGTTATCCCTTTCAGAAGACCCTAAAGCGGTTGAGATGAAAGAGAATCTTCGCAAATCGGTTGCTATGATGGGTTTTCCACCAGAAACCGATATGACGATGTTGTTTAATAGTATGAAAGCGACCATCGACGCTTTGAAGCAATACATTGACTCTTGATGGAATCCTTGTTATACTATACAAGCAAATCCCCCAAATCCAAATTAATCCGAGGTATCTAAATGTCTTTCGCAGACCTTAAAAAGCAATCTAAGCTTGGCTCCCTAACTCAAAAACTTGTTAAGGAAGTTGAGAAAATGAATAATAATGGCGGTTCATCAGGTGATGATCGTCTATGGAAACTAGAATGTGATAAGAGCGGCAATGGTTATGCCGTCATTCGTTTCCTTCCTGCTCCCAACGGTGAAGATCTTCCGTTCGTTAAACTGTACTCTCACGCCTTCCAAGGTCCTGGTGGTTGGTACATTGAAAATTCTCTCACCACTTTGGGGCAAAAAGATCCTGTTTCTGAATATAATTCTTTGTTGTGGAACAACGGCACTGATGCTGGTAAAGATGCTGCACGTAAGCAAAAGCGTAAACTGACCTACGTTGCTAACATCTATGTTGTAAAAGATCCTGCTAATCCTTCCAATGAAGGTAGAGCAATGCTTTACAAGTTCGGTAAGAAGATCTTTGATAAGATCACTGCAGCAATGCAACCCGAGTTTGAAGATGAGGAAGCAATCGATCCGTTTGACTTCTGGCAAGGTGCCAACTTCAAACTGAAGGCAAAGAACGTTGCTGGTTACCGCAACTATGATTCATCCGAATTTGCTGCACAGAGTGCATTGTTGGATGACGATGATGCTATGGAAGCAATCTGGAAAAAGCAATATTCCTTGCAAGAGTTTGTTGGTGCTGACCAGTTCAAAGGTTATGATGTTCTGAAGAAGCGTCTTGATTCCGTTCTTGGCAACAAGAACACTCCTCGTTACCAAGAAGAAGATCTTGAAAATGAGAGTGAAGGACGCGGTGTTGCTCCTGCAGTAACTTCTACTCCTGGTGACTTCAATGCAGAAGACATCACTCAAACTAAATCTTCTACTGAAGACACTGATGATGATGCACTTGCATACTTTGCACGACTTGCTGAGGAGTGAAGTATAACCAAATCTGCCTCACCCTTTTGGTTGTGGCAGCATACTTTAATCTATTGTTTAAGTGAAATCTGATTACCACATTGATCGTGTAACCAAATCCGATGCCGCAGATTTACTTCTGCGGTTTCATTATTTGAAGGATATATCCAAAACCTTTAAGTCTGGATATAATTATGGTCTATATAAAAATAATGAATTTTGTCCTCTAAATATCGGAGGCATCCAGGGAGTCTGTATTTTTACAGGTCTCCCTGTTCCTGAAATAGCAAAAGGCGCTTTCGGATTAGAAAGAAATGAGCAGCAAGGACTCTTTGAACTCTCAAGACTCTGCATCCACCCCGACACTCAGCAAGAAGAGTACAACATTACTTCTTGGTTTGTTTCTAGAGCGATTAAACGTCTTAGAAATGAAACAGAGGTCAGAGCAATTATTTCGTATGCTGATAGTGATCATCATGGTGGCACAATTTATCGTGCTTGCAATTTTAGGTACTGCGGTTTATCAGATCCAAAAAAAGACTTTTACTTCAACGATGGTTCCAAACATTCGAGGGGTAAAATTAGAGACGCCGAAGGTGAATGGAGAGATCGTTCTCGCAAACATCGTTATGTAATGACTTTTGATAAAAGTTTAAATCTTTTATGGACCGATAAGTCTAGTGTTTTCTGTGGTGATTAGTTTATTATTGATAAACATAGAACTTTCATCATAAGTCATTATCTCTCTAATTTCTCTTAAATATTGTTGGAGATATATTGGTTTTAAAAGATTAATACTTCTCTTTTCTTCATTCAATCTTGTTTCATATACTAAATTACTAATACCAACTGTAATATTAGTAAGATCACCGCTTCCAGTATAAGTGACATTCTCATATGCACCTATGATATTGTAGGTTATAGAACTATCATATGATGCAGGTATTGTAAAATTACTATCAACTTTTTGACCTGCTGGTAGAATTAATCTATTTTTAGAGTCTCTTACTTCTAGAGTTTCATCGTGATGATTTGCATTTAACTCTGTACCATATTTTTCAGAAGCATATCGACTAAGGTCGTAATTACTTAATGGCCATTCATCTTTAATATTTGTGATTCCTGAAGTTAATACTACAACCCAATCGAGATCTGATTGTCCATAAAATTCCTCAGCAATAGTATCGGGTCTTTGACCTTCGAGGATTACATATTTTTTGTAAAAATTTGCAGTATCATTTACATCATCTCTTATTTTAATTCTGCGAAAAATATTTTTAATCGCAACATATTCTCTAGATGAAACCTTATGAAGAAGGTTTGATTGGTATAATATATTTGGTAGTTCTCTGAAATAAGACATTAGTAACCTACTCCTGGCATTTCGTTTCCTTTTCCTTCGTAATCTTCCTTATAAACTGGATTAATCTCAGAAAATTGAAGTGTCATTCTCATATGTACGGGTGATTTTAAATCTCCTGAATAAGTTGCATAAGTTCCTGATGCAGTATAATCTACTTTCATATCAGTTAAAACACCAACTTTAAATGAATTTAAAAATGGGTGTTTATTCTTTCCAGACATATACTCGAATGTAAATAGATCTGGAGCTTTAAGTAAAATACCACCACTACCACCTTGGGTAGATGCACCATTTGATGGTGACATTGCATATTTAATTGTTCTTATAATTGCTTTGACTTCACCAGCTTCTAGTTCATCTCTAGGAGTAAAATCAAAAACAAATGGGAATGATCTAAGTGTTACACTACTGAATAATAACTCAAGATTTGATTGTAAAATTTGACCAGATGCTCTTGATATCAATGCATCAGCAGAAACGTTTCTACCAACAGAATTTACTATTTGTGCAGCCAGTCCAGTTTTTAATGCGGTCATCTCACTGTTATCAGGTCCAACAAAACTGACACTACCAGGTTTTGTTACCAGATTATTTAACATATCCATAATATTTTTTGTACCCTTTCCATCACCCGACACCATATCAGCTGCAGCTGAAACACCAGCAGCATTAATAGGACTTAAAGTCTCTTTGCTATATCCTACAGAAAGACTATCACTAATCCTTTGTGGTATCGGTAAAAATATATGTCTGGCATTTTTTTTAAGTTTACCTTTGGTTTCACCACCTAGTTTATTAAAACTATCTGAAAATGAAGGTACATTGAGTTGAGTAAAATCTACATTATACTTATCGTAGTATGGTCGATCGTTTGTTGCAGCTATCTGTTCACCTTTGGTGATAGCACTGCTAGCAAAACCTTCTAAACTGAGACCATTATTTGGTTCATACTCAAAGATACTAATTTTCAACATATCTTGACCAGGTTGAAACTTGGTATATGGATATCTGTAAACCTCTCCGTTTTGCTCTTGACCAGGTTGTTTTTTTCCTGGAGTATTATTTGGACCAGATCCACTGTTTTGTGTATTTTGTGTTGATTCAGCAGCAGATTGTGATTGCTTTGCAGATGGAGGTGTTGGATCCTTAAGACCAAAACTACCATCATCACCACCAAGATTTAAAGTACTGGTATTACTCGCAGCCATCTATAAAGACACTTTTCAAGTATTTAGCTTAATATTTGCAAAAGGAATCATTTGTAAATCTTTTACCTCTGATGGATACACTTCATATAATCCACCAGCAACTTCATTCCAA